CTAGTGAGAGAGTTAATTGAGAACCAGGAGAAGTTGTACCGATGCCCACGTTGCCAGCGGTGGGTTGTAAAATAACATTCTTGGTACCAGAACCACTATAATTGCTGTTGATATGAATATCGCCTCGGCTGTTACCATATGTAGACAACTGAAGTGTACCCGAGCCATAGGGACCATAGTCAAAATTTTGGGTAGTTAGAGACAACATTCCAAACATAGTGGCGGACGCTTCAACTGTATTATTACCTAAAAGAATATTCGGAGAAATAGATGATAGATACATCTGGGTGTTCGCTCCACCATCTATGTGTAGTTTTCTAATCGGACTAGTGGTACCGATGCCCACATTGCCATTAGATAATATACGAACCTTTTCTCCATTACTCGTATAAAATGAAATAGGATGGTTAGTGGTGGTACCAAACGCAAGTTGTGTATTACTACTCACACTCCGCATTATACCTCTCAAGGTGCTTCCGTCTGGCGAAGAAACCATAATTCCTTCAGTATCTCCAGTAACATGTAATACATCCTGAGGGCTATTAGTTGCTATACCAATTCTACTTTGAACTAAAAGTCTAATATCACTGTAAACCAATCCTATAGTTCCAGAAGTTGAAGAGGTAGAACTCATATCAGTATAAGTCATTCCTCTTTTAGTTTCAGTAATAGTCACCAACAATGTTTTCGTGTTTCCACTGGGATTATAAACGCCAATGCCATATTTAGTTGATGATACTTGATAAACCACAGGATAATAAGAACTGTTCGATCCATTATCAGCGCCATCGCCATGTCCACGACCCATAGATGAAGGTGTTAATCTATAAAAATTACTTCCAGAAAAAGAACTGGATCCAGTTTGTAACAGATAATATGAGGTGCCGCTATGTGCCGCAGTCTCGCTGCTGATTTGAATTTCGACTGCCACATCTCCTTCAGTATCTTCGTATTCAGCAAGTTTAAATAATTGAGTAGAAGTTACAGTTTTTTTGAAGACTCTTTGGATCGCAGCACCATTGTCTTCAGTTGTAGAAGAAGAATCAAATAGTAACGATCCCGATCCAGATCCTGTTGCACCTATGAATCCTTGAATGCCTGTTGCGCCAATAGATCCAGTAGCACCAGTAAATCCAGATCCTGTTGCACCTACGAATCCTTGAGAACCAGTGGCACCTATTAACCCTGTTGCACCAGTAAATCCTTGAGAACCACTTACTCCTGTTGCTCCATCAAATCCAGATCCTGTTGCTCCAGTAAATCCTTGAGAACCACTTACTCCTGTTGCACCTATGAATCCTTGAGAACCACTTACTCCTGTAGCTCCATCAAATCCAGATCCTGTTGCACCTATGAATCCTTGAATGCCTGTTGCGCCAATAGATCCAGTAGCACCAGTAAATCCAGATCCTGTTGCACCTACGAATCCTTGAGAACCACTTACTCCTGTTGCACCAGTAAATCCTTGGATACCTTGAGAACCACTTACTCCTGTTGCACCAGTAAATCCAGATCCAGTAGCACCAGTTAATCCTTGAATACCTTGAGATCCAGTAGCACCAGTTAATCCTTGAGAACCGCTTGCTCCTGTTGCTCCAGTAAATCCTTGAATACCTTGAGAACCAGTAGCACCAGTTAATCCAGATCCAGTTCCAGATCCAGTAGCACCAGTAAAACCTTGCGGTCCTTGTATACCTGCTGTAGAGACTCTTATAACTTTAATATCTGGCATAGTTACCTCGTTGCGTTTGGACGTACATCAGCGATACCCTCTAATATTCTTATTACAGAAGAACCAGATGATAACTCTACATCATAAACATATCTACCTGGTTTGAAAGTTGCAGTTTGATTTGCTGTTGCAGATATTGTTATCTTACCATCTGTTGGCGGCGAATCGATAGATACTGTTAGAGTATATACATTAAAATCTGAATAATATGATTTTCTTATTTTACAAGCTGCAGTATAACCAGTTAAATTAAAACTTGCCCCTGTATCATCATCGATCGACATAGTTGTTGAAAATGTTGATCCAGATTCTATTAGTAGATTTATATATCCTGCTGGCATTTTTATTCCTTAGAAGTTATTTAGTATTCTGTTATGGTTGTACTAATATCATATGAATCATCTCTATTTGCTGTTATTGGATCAACTGCAATGGTGACTGTAGTTAATTTTTCTGAATTATTCGTACCTAAATCATTAAGATCGTAAAAATTAGTAACAGCAGTTTTAATAATTTTAGAATCTGTAATTGGAGGATAAATCCAAGCATTAGCCATAAATGTAAGCGTCCAAGTTAATATTCTATCTTCATCTACAGTTCCTTCATATGTATCTTCTTTTGAAACGCTAGTAAGAGATATCTGCACATCTCTCTTTAAATTTAAAGAAGAAATATCATTTAAAGTTAATGCATAAAATGGCGTAAAATAAGGTAGGATTTGCTCGATAATTTGTAATCCATCATCAATATATTTAACATAAAGATTAAGAGTAAATTCAAAATTATATGGGATTGGATTATAATGTGACTTGTAACCTGATGTTAGAGTTGCTGTTCCTGTTCCAACTGATGTTAAATCCAAACCAGTTCCTGCTTCTGCAAGCACTTTTGTTGTAGCTAATTTAATAGAATTATTATTTACAACTACAACGTAATAAGTATTATTATTTGTTAATCCGCCGATAACTGTTCCGGTCCCTCTTGAATAAACAACGGAAGATCCAGTTTTCAAATTATGTGAAGGAACTGTAATAATATTAGTTGTAATATTTACTGCAGTGCTAGCATTAAAAGATATTGCTGCTGCTGGAACATAAACATTTTTTCCGACAGTTTGTTGTTTTCTAGTCGAATCGTATGTCATTCCTGTTAATTCAAAAGATAATCTAGGAAGCGATATTTTAACATCAATCTGTCCTTCTCGCCTCTGAACATCTTGTTGCTGTAACATAGTGATAGTCTTATCGCCAGATCCGTATGCCAAAGGAACTTTAATATTTTTCTCAACAGAACCGTCGGTATTATATCTTACAATATTGATATTATTGAATAGAGATCCAAATGCTGCTGTCAAATTTCTAATTGATGAGAAATAAAATGGTGCTGTTGTTAACATTATGGGTTACCAAAAGGATTTGATTCTGAGAAATTAATAATACTATTTGAAATTTGCTGTATTTCAGTATTTTTAGCAAACGAATCCATAATACCAGTTGCCCCATCATTACCAAAGGCTATTTGCGCTTCATCTGCTTCTGTTCCAGTATCAATAGTTTCATTAGAGTATTTAAAGGCTTCACAAGTTAGATTGAAGAATTGTCTCGTTCCTAGTGGATAAAGAGGGTTCTTATCATCAACGAACTTAATTTCAAATAGAGTTTTTGAGTTAGGATATAAAACCAAATCACCTTCAACTGGCAGAGACTTACCTATTATATATTCAAATCTTTCTCTTGAAACAACAAGAGTTAATCTATCTCCCATACTAAAACCAAATTTCGAAATAAGAGCACCATCACCTTCGAACGCTTCATAATTTTGAATATACATTTCAATTGTATAATTTCTTTCAAACTTAGATAAATAATCTTCTCTAAATAACTCGTCTAATTTTACAATTGTTCTTGGTAAATAAATGAAATCTGTTCCACCAATTTGTATTGATTCGTTCACAAGAACTTGTAGAAGATTTTGTTCTTCTCTAGAACCTATTCCACGACCTGCTTGAAAATACTTATTAGTTGGCATATAGTTCTATCCCATAAAGAAATCTGGAGGAATAGATAAATCAGAAACTAATTTAGTTTCTAATCTTTCTATGTCAGCAATCGCTTCATTGAAAATAGCTTCCCCATTTAAAGTTATTCCACCTGGAAGATTCATATTTCCAAACTTCTTGAGATTTTCTCCCCATTGTTTTTTAATAAGAGCAGTCGCATATTCTTTAAGAAACTCATCATCCCATACATCAGAAAAAACAGTTTCATCAATTTTCTTATAGACCTTAATAACAATACTTGATGATTTTTCTTTTAATCTAGAAAGAGATTCGTTGAATCTAAGACGATTTGTTTTCCTATTGAAATTAAATGAATTTATCGGAGATACAGTCATCTGTGCCGTCGATAAGTAAGATTTAAGAGAAGATAAATATTCAAGATTACTAGAAACAATATTGTTCGA